GGGCGCGGGTGCCGCCGGAAAGATCCTGATCACTTCCATCTACTGACCACGGAGGTCACGCATGTCCCTGCTCGACCAGGCCCAGCTTGCACGGTTCGACGGCTTCCGCGACCGCGTGCTGGTCGCCGCCGTCCAGGCCGCTGCCGATGTTGCGTCGGAGGCGTCCAGCGGGGACACCCGCAAGGACAGCCTGCGCGCCACGCTCGCCACGAACGTCCTCAACGACCCGATGGGCCACCTGGACCGGTTCGCGTGGGCGGTGGCGCGCAACGTCGCAATCACCTTCGCCTCCAGCGACAGCGACATCCAGTACACCGTGAACTCCATGTGGGACGGGATGGCAGGCGTATGACCACCATCCCGGATTCGCTGGCCGAGCTGGCTGTCCCGGTCGCGGACCTCAAGCCGTACGAGGGCAACCCGCGCCGGGGCAACGTGGACGCGATCCGCGAGAGCCTGGCGGCGCACGGCCAGTACCGGCCGATCGTGGTTCGCCGCGACACCAACGAGGTGCTGGCCGGGAACCACACCTTCGCCGCCGCGAAGGAGCTGGGCTGGGACAGCATCGCCGCCACGTTCGTGGACGTGAACGACGAGCAGGCCCGCCGGATCGTGCTGGTGGACAACAAGACGAGCGACTTCGGCCGGTACGACGACGCCGACCTGCTGGCGATCCTCAAGGAGCTGGAGTCCACGGAGTCAGGGCTTTCGGGCACCGGCTACGGGGACGACGACCTGGACGACTTGGTGGCCGCGCTGTCCGAGAGCGAGCCTTCGGTTTCGGCCGGCAGCGAGCCCTCCGAGGGCGAGAACGCCTGGGAGTCCACGGATCTGAAGCAGTACGCCGAGCGCTACGAGGAGCAGGGCCGACGCCTGATCGTCCTGGACTACGACCGGGCCGACTACGCCCGGGTGACGGCCGGGATGGACCAGCTCCGCCAGCAGTACGGCGTTGAGTCCAACTCCGCAGCGGTCGCCGCGCACCTGGCCGAGCTGTACCCGGCCGCCACCGAGGCAGCCGAAGCGGAGCCGGTCGCGTCGTGACCGCCGACGTGGCGCGCTTCCCGGTCCGCCGCGTCATGTCGTCCGAGGATGCCTCGCAGCTCGTCGGGACGAAGGTGCAGACCAAGGAGCCCACGTTCCGTGGGGCCGCGCTGTTCTACGACGCCGACACCGACGAGCCGGTCATGGGCGTGCTGCCGATGCCCGACCTGGACCGGTTCCGGCGCGTGATCCTCGGCATCGACTGGGGATCGAGCAACAACAACTACCGGGCCAACAGCGGGAACCGGAACAAGTCGTGGACGTTCGGCTACCGGCCGCGCAAGCCGATGATGCGCAACGAGGGCTGCGTCCTGACCAGCTTCGGCCGGGACAACCCGGAGGCGCACGCTTACCTGGCGCGGTACGCCGACGTGCTCGCCGCCCAGCTCGCTGAGCACTTCCCAGAGGTCGAGGTCATGGGCCGCGAAGTCGTCCAGCAGGTCAAGACCGACTGGCGGCTGACCGAGACGTCACTGTGGACCTCCGGCGTGATCAACAAGGAGTCGTCGCTGCCGTACCACCGCGACGGCAACAACTTCGACGCCTGGTCCGTGATGCCTGTGGTCCGGCGGGGCGTGCGGGGCGGCCACCTGCACCTCCCGGAGTACGAGATGGTGGTGCCCTGCCGGGACGGCTACACCGTGATGTTCTACGGCAAGCGGATCGTCCACGGAGTCACGCCTATGGCCAAGACGACGGCGGACGGCTACCGGGTCTCGGTCGTGTACTACGCCCTGCGGGGTCTCAAGGACTGCCACACCTACGCCGAGGAGACCGCCTACGCGGCGCGTCGGCGCACGGAACGGGAAGCCGAGCTGGGCCGCCGGGCCGCCGACCCCAACGACCCGGGCCCGGTCCTCAAGCTCAACCGCAACTCCCGGCCTGCTCCGGGTGGCGCGGCGCGCTTCGGGACCGGCGACCAGGCCGACCGGGGCCGGTTGATGACCGAGGACGACGCGGTGCCGGTCCGCGAGTACGACCGCGACGACACCCAGCCCCGCAAGGGCGGGGAGCCGAAGATGGTTCGGCCGGGCCGCTGGCGGCAGATGTGAGAGACGCCGACACGCTGTCCGACCTGGCGACGTTCGCCCACCTGGAGTGGATCAGCCGGGACGTTGAGCCGTGGGCCGACCTCATCGCGCACCTGCACCTGTCCGGCGCGCTGGACGAGGAGCAGGCGCTGTGGGTGCTGTACCTGTACAACGCCTACGACGACTTCGGGTCAGCCTGGACGGCGTTCGCGCGCTGGCCTTCTCCACGAGCGTGGGCGACCGCGCCGGACAAGGCTGACGCTGCGGATCTTCCGATCATGACCGAGCGTCGCAACCTGTACGCCGGGAAGATGCTGCTCCGCCACGCCTCCTACGCGAGCTTCGTTGCCGGGGGCACCCAAGCGGAGTGGCTGCGGTCGGCACTGGACGGGCCGGACCGCGAACGCAACTGGAACCGGATGCTGACGTTCACCCGGCAGGTGTGGGGCGTCGGTCGGCAGGCGTCGTTCGAGTGGACGGAGTTCATCAGCAAGGTGACCGGCTGGCCGCTGGACGCGCCGGACGGTTGCCTCTGGGAGTCCAGCGGTCCGCGCGAATCGCTGCAACGGCTGTACGGCAACCCCACTCCGACCCGGCTTTGGCTGGAACGGACTGCCGAGCTGTGCCGCGCCGAGCTGCGGGCCGCTGGCGTCTCCCTCAAGTGGGTGGACTTCGAGACGATCATCTGCGACTTCAACGTCATGCGGAAGGGCCGCTACTACGTCGGCCAGCACCTGGCCGCGCTGCGCGCCGAGATCGACAGCGCACCGGCCGACGACCGGCCGACGCTGCTGGCCTCGTGGCACGCCGTGATCCCTGAGCCGTGGGCGGGGATCGCCCCCGGCGTCAACAAGCAACTCCGTGGGGCCTACCGGCGCAGCGGAGCCATCCTCGACGCGATGAAAGACGCCTCATGACCGTGACCCTGGACCAGCGCACCGAGACCGCACGAGAGCAAGCGCGCTTCCTCCAGCAGTACGCCAAGCGGTACGCCGCTGGAGCGTTCGCGACCCCGACGGCCAAGGAGATTCACAACAACCCCGGGATGGTGCGGGACTGGCGCGCGGGGGATCACCGCACGCTCGGGATCGTCAAGGTGCTGTCGCGGGACAGCAAGCGCAGGGACTTCACCGGCCGTGAGTTCACCCTCGCCAAGGGCGCGACCGTGATCACCCACCTCGCCAGGACGCCCGGCGCGCCGGTCCCCGACCTGGACCGCTTCGACTACGTGATGGGCTACATCGAGGACCACGAGCTGGCCGCCGCGCTGGCGAGCCAGGGCCGCCCGATCAAGACCTGGCGCATCACCTCCGCGTCGGAGGTCATCGCGGTCTGGTCTCGCCCTGGCGACGTGGACACCCCGGCCCCGGCCGACCTGATGACCGTCACATCGCTGCCCGGCTTCAAGGTCAGGGCGTTCGAGCGCCGGGTGATCCTGGACGAGCTGAAGTCCGTCCATCAGTGGCACGACGACTTCCCGTACTACAGCGACGGGAGCTGGTCGGCCGTCAGCCTCCGGGGCTTCAAGCGGGACGATCCGCGGTGGGGCATCAAGCCGTCAGAAATGCCACGCTCGTGGCAGATCGAGCACCGCGACGCGATGAGCTACCGGTGCGAGTGGACGACGCTGGCCGACGACACGCCCTTCATTCGTGAGCTGGTCGAGTCCGTGCCGTGGTGGCGGAACCTTGAGCGGGTCCGGCTGCTGCAAATGGCCGGACGCGGAGGCAAGGGCGGCAAGCTCGGCCGCCACACCGACATCACCGACCGCAACGCGGGCACGAGGGATGGGCAGATCGTCCGGTTCCACGTCCCGCTGATCACTCACCCCGACATTCGGATGCACTCGTGGGACCTGTCCGGCCGGGAGCGCGCCACGCACCTTGAGCCGTGGAAGTGCTACTACCTGGATGCCCGCAAGCCGCACGCCGTCACAAACCCCACCGGAGTGGACCGGGTGCACCTCGTCGTGGACGTGGTGTCCAGCCCGGAGGTCCGGGCCCACATCGCGGACTCGATCCCGTGCGACTGATCTACCTCGTCGGCCCGCCCGGCTCTGGAAAGTCCACCCTGATGGGGCATCTGATCCCCGGCGAGTGGCTGCGCGTGTTCCGCGACGACCAGCGGATGCCGCGCACCGAGCTGTTCCACGCTGACCGGCTGGTCGGCGCAGAGCTGGGCCGCCACCGAGCCAGCTTTTCCGGCACCGACGCGCTGGCAATGAACATCCACCCGCACGCGCTCCGCTGGATCGCCGCCGCCCCTCACCCGATCGTGTTCGGAGAGGGGCAACGCCTTGGCACTCGTGGCTTCCTTGAGGCCGCGCGGGACGCCGGACGGCGCGTCGATCTGGTGTGGCTCGACGTACCCGAGGAAATCTGCCGGCCGCGAAGGGAAGCACGCGGTTCGAGACAGAACCCCCAGTGGGTCAAGGCCGCGACAACCCGTGCCGCCCGGCTGGCCGAGGCGGCAGCGGAGATGCGCGGAGTGCGCCTCCACCGCGTCCGCGACCACGGATCTGCCCACGACACTGCCCAACGGCTCCGCGCTGAGCTGCGACTGACGGAGGTGGCCGCATGAGGAAGCTGACCGGTTCGCCTGAGCTGGCGCAGAAGGTGCTCAACCTGCGCCGGGGCGGCCTGCACTTCGACGTGATCGCGGACCAGCTCGGCCTGACCGCCACCGCAGCCAAGGCGCTGTTCGACCAGGCCATGGCCGAGCATGACCCGGAGTTTCAGCGGGCGCTGGAGACCGACCGGCTGGACCGGCTGCACGCAGCGCTCTGGCCCCGGGCGGTCAAGGGCGAGCTGGACGCCGTGGACCGCGTGCTCCGCATCAGCGAACGGCGCGAGAAGGTCGCCGCCGTCCCCAAGGTCAACGAGCACTCGCTGCGCAAGGCGTTCGACCAGTCGGCCAAGACCAGCGCAGAGCTGAACCCTGACTGGGATGCGGCACTGGTCGAGGCCGGGCGCAAGATCGCTGACCGAGTGGACGAAGCGGTGGCGACCGGCGAAGGCCAAGAGCTGACCAAGGCGCTGTACCTGATCCCGCACCTGAACAACGTGCTGCGGGAGATGCTGGCGACCCCGGCCAGCCGGACGAACGCCCAAGGGAGCACGCCGACCGCGCCGCGTGACGGCAAGCTGGCGCAGCTCCGGGCGATCCAGGGCGCTCGCAAGTCGAGCTGACCGTGACGCTGTACGGGTGCGAGGAGCCTCGCATCTACACCCCGCCGCTGCGCGAGCTCACCCCGGAGACCTCACTCGGTTTCAGCGTGATCACCTTCGCGGAGACCGTGCTCGAAATCGACCTGATGCCCTGGCAGCGGTGGCTGTTGATCCACCTGCTTGAGCTGCGGACGGACGGCACGCTGCGGTTCCGAACGGTGGTCGTGCTGATCGCCCGGCAGAACGGCAAGAGCACCCTCAGCCAGATCATCGCGCTGTGGTTCATGTACGTGTACGGCGTACCGCTCGTGATCGGCACCGCGCAGGACCTGGACGTGGCCGAGGAAATCTGGCAAGGCGCGGTGGACCTCGTTGAGGAGACGCCCGAGCTGGATGAGCTGAAGCAGCACGTGATCCGCGTCAACGGCAAGAAGACGCTGGTGCTGACAACCGGTGAACGCTACAAGGTCAAGGCCGCCAACCGGCGTGCCGGTCGCGGACTGTCCGGCGACCTCGTGTTGCTGGACGAGCTGCGGGAGCATCAGTCCTGGGACGCCTGGGGCGCGATCACCAAGACCACCATGGCCCGCTCCATGGCCCTGATCCTTGCCATGAGCAACGCCGGGGACAGCACGTCGATCGTGCTGCGGTACCTGCGGAAGCTGGCGCATCTGGCGCTGGGCGACCCGGACGGGATCAACCGCGACGACGACGAGCTGCGGCCGGACGAGGACGACGCCGCGCTGGACGAAGACGATGACTCGCTGGCGATCTTCGAGTGGTCGGCCCCGGACGGAGCCGACCTTCGGGACCGGCAGGCGTGGGCGCAGGCCAACCCGGCGCTCGGCTACACCATCACCGAGCGCACCGTCGCGTCGGCCGTCCGCACCGACCCGGAGTGGATCTTCCGCACCGAGGTGCTGTGCCAGTGGTCCGAAGGGACGCTGGAGGGTCCGTTCCCGCCAGGAGCGTGGGAAGCCAGCAGCGACCCGGACAGCACCCGGGCCCCCGGCGCGTCCATCGCGCTCGGGGTAGACGTGAGCTGGGACCGGGCGCACGCCTACGTCGCGCTGGCGTCGGTCCGGCCGGACGGGCTGTATCACGTCGAGCTGATCGCAAGGCGCGCCGGGACCGAGTGGCTGGCCGACTGGCTGACGTCTGCGGAGCGCGCACCGGAGGTCAAGCGAGCGCCAGTAGCGCTGCAAGCCCGGGGTGCCCCTGTTTCGGGCCTGGCTGCGTCCCTGACGGACGCCGGGGTGCAGGTGGTGCCTTGGGGTGCCGGAGACCTTGGGGCCGCCGCAGGGGCCTTCTACGACCGCGTGCGGGCCGCCGTAGGCGAGGGCGAGCTGTCGGTTGGCCTGCGGCACCGCGACCAGCCCGCACTGAACCTCGCCGCCGCGACCGCTTCCACCCGCCCCGTGGGCGACTCGTGGGTCTGGGACCGGCGCGGATCGCCCACCGACGTGAGCCCGCTGGTCGCGGTCACCGCAGCCCTGTGGTGCCTGACGGACGGGATGCCCGAACCACCCCCGGTGAGTGCCTACGAGGCCGCCAGATTGGAGGTCTTCTGATGGGTCTGTTCGACCGGTTCCGGAGGACTCAGGTCGTGGCGACCTGGCCCCCGTCGTACGGCGACTGGTACGGGGCCTGGCGACTGTCCCGCGACGAGTACGAGCGGATCTTGGGGCTGTCGGCCGGGGAGATGTGGCGCACGCAGCCCTACCTCCGCACGGTCGTGACGTTCCTGGCCCGCAACATCGCCCAGCTCGGGCTGCAAGCCTTCCAGCGGGTCGATGACGTGGACCGGCAGCGGATCCATGACGGAGTGGGCGAAATCGTCCGGCGGCCCAACCGGGCCACCACCACCTACGAGCTGATCTATGGCCTGGTGGCGGACCTTGCCCTGTACGACAAGGCGTACTGGCTCATGTCCGACGACCCCGAGCAGCCGCTGTCCCGGCTGCCGGTGCCGTGGGCAACCGCCTGGGGAGGTGACGCGCTCGGCCCGGCGTTCTACCGGGTGCGCGTCAACGACAAGGGCGAGACCGTCGATATCCCGGCCGATCAGGTGCTGGCGTTCCACGGCTGGTCGCCTGAGTCGCTGGCGACTGGCTCGTCACCGATCCACGCACTCAAGGAGCTGCTGGCGGAGCAGGTGCAGGCCGCCCGGTACCGCGAGGCTGTCTGGCAGCGGGGCGGCAAGGTCGGCTCGGTGCTGACCCGCCCGGCTGGCGCGCCGATGTGGTCCGACGAAGCCCGCAAGCAGTTCAAGCTCGACTGGGAATCGCGGTACAGCGGGCAGGGGCCGGGCGTCGGCGGCACGCCGCTGCTGGAAGACGGCATGAGCCTCAGCCGAGTGGACTTCTCGGCCCACGAGATGGAGTTCATCGAAGGGGCCCGGCTGGCGCTCAACACCGTGGCGAGCGTCTACCACATCAACCCGACGATGATCGGGCTGCTCGACAACGCCAACTACAGCAACGTTCGCGAGTTCCGGCGGATGCTCTACGGGGACACCCTGGGGCCGATCCTGGCGCAGATCGAGGACCGGCTGAACGCCTTCCTCGTGCCGCGCTTCGACGACCGGCCGGACGTGTACCTGGAGTTCAACATCGAGGAGAAGCTGCAAGGCAGCTTCGAGGAGCAGACGCAGGCGCTTCAGTCGTCGGTGGGTCGGCCGTGGATGACCGCCAACGAGGCCAGGGCCCTGCGGAATATGCCGGCCGTTCCAGACGGCGAAGGTCTCGTGACTCCGCTCAACGTTCTTGTGGGAGGGCAGGCGTCCCCGCGCGACAGCGCACCGGCCCCCCAGCCGATCGCCGCCAGCCGGGGCGGCAAGGGCCGCCTCGTGCTGCTCAAGGCCGCTGTCACGGAACGCCAGGCGGAGCAGGTGACCGCCGTCCTGCGCCGGTTCTTCGAGCGCCAGCGGTCGGCCGACAAGTACGGCCGGGGCGGGGACTGGGACGAGGAGCGGTGGAACCGCGAGCTGGCCGATGACCTGCACCGCGTCGCGCTGTCCGTCTCGGGCACGCTCGGCAAGCAGGAGGCCATGGCGCTCGGCTTCTCCGAGAACGACTACGACCCCGACGCCACGGTCAACTTCCTCCAGGCGGTCATGGAGCAGCGGGCCGCGAACATCAACGAGACCACCAAGACCCAGATCGAGCAGGCGATTCTCGACCCCGAGGGCGACCCGTCCAACGTCTACCGCAACGCGCTGGACAGCCGGGCCGCCGGAATCGCCATCGGCCTGACCACCTGGCTCGCCGGATTCGCCAGCCAGGAAGCCGCCGGGCAGATCGCCCGCGTCAACAACGTCGAGCCGTCCAAGACCTGGATCACCGGGTCCAACGCTCGACCCGAGCACGCCCGCATGAACGGCGAGACCGTCCCGCTGGACGACAAGTTCAGCAACGGGCTGATGTGGCCCGCCGACGCGGACGGCGACGCGGACGAAGTTGCCGGGTGCAACTGCTCCCTGCAAATCAACCTCACCTGACTCCCCCTGCCTGGGGTGCCACGGCCCGAGCCGTGCCCCCCTCACCCCCCAACGGCCCAAGCCAACCGGGCCCCCGGGCGGGGGGACTCCACCTGCCTGATCGCCCGCAAGGAGGGCTGCCCGACATGCCTGAACTCAAGACCCTGCCTGCCCGCGTCAAGGCCGCGAACGCCACTGACGACGGGATCGTGGAAGCGCTGGTCGCCACGTACGACGTGGACAGCTCCGGCGACCGAATCATCCCCGGCGCGTTCGCAAACTCCCTGGAGGAGTGGGCGAAGTCGGGCCAGTCCATTCCCTTCATCTGGTCGCACCAGCACGACGACCTGGACGCCTACCTGGGCGACGTGCTGGAGGCGAAGGAGACCGACGAGGGTCTGTGGGTCAAGGCCCAGATCGACATGGAGGACCCCAAGGCAGCCAAGGCGTTCCGCCTGATCAAGGGCGGCCGGGTCCGCCAGTACTCGTTCGCGTACGACGTTCCCGAGGGCGGCGCGAAGGAGGACACGGACGGGCCGGGTGAGACCGCGCTGTCCGAACTGAAGCTCTACGAGGTAGGGCCGACGCTCATCGGGATGAACCAGAACACCCGGACGTTGGATGCCAAGCGCAACCAGTCCGGCGAGAAGGCGGGCCGCGTCTTGTCGGCCAAGAACGAAGGCGATCTGAAGCAGGCGGTGGACCTCATCAAGGGGGTCCTGGCCCAGCTCGCCGAGAACAGCGACACCACCAGTCAGGCGAAGACCAGCGATGCCGGTCCGGCCACGACCCAGGAGCCCAACGGGGCCACGGTCCAGGAGCCCAACCGAGCCACGTCCGTCACGACCCTGGCAGCCGAATTCGACCTCATCGAACTGGAAGGGAGTGCTTCGTGAGCACCCTGAAGGAGCAGCGTTCCGCTGCGATCAAGGCTGCCCGTGACCTCATCGAGGCGGCCAAGAAGGAGAACCGGGAACTGACCCCGGACGAGCTGAAGTCCGTGCAGGGCCACAAGGACAACGTGGCCAAGCTGGACGAGCAGCTCAAGAGCAAGGCGCTCGTGGACTCGGTGATGGCCCTGGGCGGCACCGAGGGCGAGCGCGAGGAGGACGCCGACAAGGGCGGCACCAAGACGGCCAAGTCGCTGGGCGAGCACTTCGCCATGCACGTCAAGTCCGAAGGTCTGGCGCGCCTCAAGGGCACCAGCGGGCTGAGCATCGCCACCCCGGAGTTCGTGCCCGGCAAGGCCGCGACCGACCCGCAGGTGACGACCGGCGCGGCCTTCGTGCCGCTGCTCACCGAGTACGACCGGACCATTGTCCGCGCGTACCGGC